GCTACTAACTAGGTCGGCGGAAGCGATGGATTGGGGGCGGATATAGTCCTTGCCGTTGATGGTCTCGGACTCGTTCACGAAAGCCAAGGAAACGCCGAACTGGTCGGGAGCTTCTGCGGCCATCTCTTTGATGAGGCCGTAGTGCGGGGAGTTGCGGAGTAGGCGAAGGTCGGCAACCAGCTTGTCGCCCTCGATGCGGGGGTTCCTTGCGAAGCCCACTACAGAATCGAGACCAGACCCATGATTCATCTTAACCTTCACGCCATTCTTTGCGGACTTCATAATACCAAGGGCGGATTCTAGGCTTTTCTTGTCCACGAATAGGTCATGCCCCTTTGCTTCGCCAACCTCAAGGATCGAGACTCCGCCCAACTCTAGCTCCTCCATCTCTGCGTCTTCGTCCCGGTAAGTGCGATAGGCAACCGCCGCCCTCTGTGTTTCATCTGGAAAATCGCTGATGGCTTGATCGTTGCCCATAAAGCGGGAAACAAAGTCCTGTTCAGATTCGTCTCCTCTTGGAGTGGGTAGGGGCATAACTATTCTTTTTCGTTGTCAATCTTGACTTGCGACTGTTTTTCCATTTTCTTAACCCAATCCGGGTTGTCGAAAGATGGAGTTTCTTGCGGATCGTCTATTTTGCTAATTTCTTGATTCATAAACCTCGTAATCAAAATTAAATTTTTTATTTAGCTTTTCATTTATTGCTGTGCATAAATATTTTGACCCCGGAGAAAACCCTTTTACTTTTTCAAAAACTTCAGTCATTGCAGAGTCGTATTCTGCCCCAATCGAATCCGGGTTAGGCCATCCTTGCTCTGGTCTTGCTAGGCTATATGTTGTTTTTGGCCCAACTGCCCTTATTTGCGCCAAATTATTCTGTGCGGCAAAAACATAATCCGACTTACTTAATGGAAGGTCTTGCGGGTGGTTGTGTGTTAAAACTATGGTTTTGGATTTTTTCAATAAATCCCTCTCTTCTTTTGAAAAATCAATTCCGCTTGCAGTTCCGCTTTTTGTTAATATTTCGTTTCCAGAATTATCAATAAATAGGGCGGATTCTATTTTATTTTTTCTTACAGAGTCCTCAAATTTTTTTACCTTTATCATTGATCGTATCATGCCCTCTGCGGACTCTTTATTATCTTCTTCTCCGCCTCCTCCGCCAGCGCAAGTATTTCCCGGCTTAAACCCTCCCGCTCCTGTTCCGCAATCCTCAAAGCGTTCTTCTAAAAGATCGCCGTCTGCCTTGCGATAGGACTCTTTGACTTCTCCACCGCCAGCCATCTTTAAGAATTTGTTCACCCTAGCCATCGCCCAAGCGTTGCGGGAATTGGGCTTGCCTCCGCTGATGGTGGGGCGGAAGCTGGTTGAGAATGCCCCTGCTCCACGGCGGAACACCTTCTTTAGCGTCCCAAGGCTAGGCACTTTCCTTTGGGGATGATCTTTGATAAATTCGGCAATCTTATCCTTCAATGCCTGTTCGTTGGCTTCTGAAATTTCTATGTCCCCAGCTTTTGACCTTGTAGATGCTGTCCCTTTAGGATTTTCTTTAGAGCCTTTAATTCTTTCTTTTAATGGGGCTGGGGTTTGCCCGGCAGATTTTGGGCCGGGTCTTTTAGCAAGCTCTGAAAATTTTTCATCTCTTGCATTCATTTGTCTAACTACTTTTCTTGCCCAAGCGTATCCAGCATCTCCACCCCATCCATTCCACGCTTGCCATCCCCTACCTTGCTCATCCCAAGTTGCACCTTTTTTATCTGCTTCGTGGCGATCAAAAAATGCTTTCATTCTTCTGACAGTATCGGGTGAGAGTTTTACTCCATTCATCAAGTCCCTTGCTCTAGCGATACCTACCGGGGTCATTCCCCTTTGGCTTACTGGTTTGCCTTCCCTTACATCTAAAGCCCTTCTAGCCGCATCCCTAGCTCCTTGTGGTGGGGTGAAGTCTATGCCATCGTATTTTCCTAGCTCGATTCCGCCCATCATCCCGGCAATGAGCATTTTAAGTTCTGCTGGATTTAGAAACTGTAGTGGGTTTTCAGATTCTTTTTTTTTAACTTCTAGATTTTCGGAAGAAGGCTCAATCGGCTCATCGGGTTTGGGTACATCCTCTGACCCATCGCCTTCATCTTGTTCGCCCTCATCTGGATTTTGCGATGATTGGGGCTTGGGCGTAGGGGTGGCTGGGGCTGGTTTTTCTGGCGGGACAATATCGCTGATTGTCTCGGCGGGAACGCCATACTCTTTCGCCAAGTCTTGAATAGCTTTTGCCTCGATTGCCCGCTGGCGCATTGAAGCCTCCCAATCGGCTCCACGCTCTGCGTAGATGTCGGAGCCTGTACGAAGTCCACTCTTGAACTCTGCGATTGCACTTGCTGATTCCCGCCCTAAATCAATCGAAACATTTGCCCCAAAATTGAAAATACCCCTAGTGGTTTTCCCGCCCTCGCTCGTTTGGATCAATCCCCTAGCGACTGCATCTGCGATTACGATATTCTTGATAGGACGAAGCACCTTATCATTCAAAAGATTTTGGTAGCGTTTGAAGGTGCGCCCTGCTTGTTGCATTTCTAGGCGAGCGGTCGGGCCAGACATAGCGGAAGGATCAACCGCAAAGGAATATGGGATGCCAAGTCCAAGGCAGATATTCCGCATTAGAACTTTGTGGAACTCGATAAAAGCTCCACTAGGGCGGCTTGGGCCGTTGGGGAAAATGATATCCTCTCCCGGCTCTAGGTAGGAGATTTTGCCAGACTCAATCGTTTCTAGCTTGATTTGGTTTCCGCTCAAATCTTCATCGGAGGAAAGGGCAGAAAGGTCGGCGGCGTTGTTGTTGTTGCGCTTTACGATCCCGCTTTGGGAGCTTGCAACCTTCGCCGCCATCTTCTCAAAGCTAGTAAGTTCGTAGATGTCGGTTGCGTCATTGATGGCCGTATGAAATGCGGAAATGCCACGATATTGATCTATCCGAAGCGGGTCGAAAAGATGGAAGGCTTGGCTTGAGGGAATGGTGAGTTGATAGGTATAAAAATCGCCGATGCTTCGGTTGTAAATATCATAGGCCGTAGGCGCACCTGTGTTGCGGTCAATATGGATTCCGCCAATAAGCTCTAGGCTAGTATAAACCTTAAAGGGGTCACCCAATCTATCTGCTTCGATGCCTTGGATTTTTAAGTCGCCATTGGAATCACGAACCAAAACAAAAAGAAAGTCGCCATCACGCAACATAGACATAACCGCCACTTGCATAAGGGTCGATCCTGTGTGCCTTGTAGAGATGTCGCATTTATCCCACCACTCGTTCCAGTAGGCTTCGACATCGGTGTTTACTTGCGGATTCTGCGTCCTTGCTTGGTAGCTTATGGTTCCAGCAACATGACCCGCAAACTTCAAAAGCAGGGAGCGAACCAAGCCGACATTCTCGGCCAAGTCCCTTGCCCGCTTCATCAACTCTACCCGGTCATAATTAGAGCGATAATCTTCAGCCCCGGAAAGTGCGCTCGGCCCCTTGCGCTCCCGATTGTATTTTACTGCATCATACTCAAAGTTCTTGAGCTTTTGGCGGGCAAGAAGGCGATCTACCGCCCCCTGCGGATTTACGAAGGCAATAGCCTTGTCGATCAGATTCAGTTCGGCCTTTTTCTTCATGGCCCAAATTTGGCGTAGGTCGTCAGCACTCTAGAACCATCTGCCAGCTTAATAGCGTAAGTCAATTCTTCAATCGTATCCCGCACTTCGCCAAGATTGGCTCGGCTAAAAGACCTACCCCCTATTGAATAGGACGCACCCGCTACCGCAATCGCTTCTAGGCACTCAAGATACTTTGTGCGGAGACTCGTTAGGGTAGCTGTGGGTAGCCCGACAAATGAACCCCTAGCCATAAAAATCCCCACTTATGTCAAAATTACTCAACGATTTCCTCTTGGTTAAGATCACTAGCTGTGACCTTTAGCTTGCCATGCAAAGCCGCCCCAACAATGTTCATGCACTCGGCATCCATTAAGTGATTGTTTTTGCCGACTTGCTTCCAAACCATGCGTTCCCTGCCTGTAAGGGGATTCTTGACCCTAACCTTGGCTTCTGCGTTGATATGCTCGAAATAGACCGAAGGAGTATCTTCGGCCACCCATCCCTCTGTTTTTAGGAAGTTTGCCAAGATGTCTTTGATTGATGGGTTCGACCATCTCCAGACAGGGCAGAGTTTCCACTTCCAGCCATCCTTCGACATGGTTTGCTTCCCGCTGAAGGGGTCGCCATTGGCAATTCTAGCGTAGGGGCGTTGAACCTTGGCATTGCCTACGATTTCAGAAAAGCTCGATTTATCGGAGCCTACAAGCGCAATCCAGCCGTTCTTGCAACAATTCAAATAAACATCCCTAGTCTGATCCCCAGAGTCACAAAAGACGGCGGCGGCTTTGACTGAAAATTCCTCGGCCTTGGCTTGGATGTCGCCCCAAGTCTCAAGCCTTCCAGCCCATACCAGCCTAGATTTTCCTTCGTTATCCCAAGCCCTAACGACTGCCCAAGCATGAAATCCCCCCGCCTCTTGGATATCGCAACTCATTACAGGGAACTCACCCATGCGAATCTCTCCCATCTTGTAGGCTCCGGGCTTTATCTCTACCCGCTCTGTTTCATGCTCCAACCAAGGCTCGGCCAAGATGCGGTTCACAAAATCCTGTAAGCCCAAGATTCCATTTTTGTCTTGTAGCCATTTTACCGCCAACGACCCAAAAGTGACCCAAGGCGCATATAGGCCATTAAGGTGGTAGCTTCTGCGTCCCGGCTCTCCCTTTGGGTTTGTGGCAATCCATTCCCCATCCCGAAGCATCTTTGTCTTTTGGCCGTCCCGAATCTGTCCCTTGCACTCTACGCACTCATAAAAAGCCGATGACTTTACCAAGCCAAAATCCCATTCTGTATCGCTTAACTTTGCCGATTGATCCCATTTCACTTGTTCCCAAAGAAGTTTTTGTTTGTGTCCACAATGGGGACATGGAACAAAATAGAACCGCATATCACCCTTCAACCATTCCGCCCAAATAATCGAGCTTGCGGTTGTCGGGGTGCTGGTCGAAATAATTAGGTGGTTTGGGTAGGTTGCAACTCTAGCCTCCGCCAACTGCAACGCCCCGGCTTCTTTCGATGATGAGCCGTCTGGAAATTTATCAACTTCATCAAGACATAAAAGTGCGACACTCCTAGATGCAAGATTCGCAGGGGACGAAGCCCCAACAAACCATACCGACATCCTGTTAAAATGCTGTTCAAGAATCTTTATTTTGTCTGTATCGTTGGGCTTTTCTTTTGCCAAGGATGGGCAGTCGTCCACCATCGGGAGCCATCGGGTTTCGCTAAAACTCCTTGCCAGTTGTTCGCTAGGCATTACCCACAGGGCGGGGCAAGGACGCTCCGCCAAACGATAGGCTAGGCCAGCTAGAATTGTGGTTGTCTTGGATGTCTGCGCTCCCCAAACCAAAGTGACCCGCCGAATCGAATCATTCCCGAAAGCCTCTAGCGGCTCTTTTACATAGGGCGTTAGCGTTGTTGAGTAAGGGCCGGGTATGTTTGTGACCCTAGCTGACAGGGTTAAATGTTGCTCGCACCATTCGGGAATGGAAAGTTTTTTCCTTGGGATAAACAAGGATTTGATTCGATCCTCTGTTTTCATTCATCTTAAAAGCAGATAGCCCTTGGCATACGCTTCCATTGGGTTTCGATGAATCCATTCATGGCAAGAATGACAGATAGCCATAAAATGTTCCGTGTCGTTCAACCTGTCTTGGAACCTTCCCCTTTTGTGGTGAATCTGTGTTGCCTTCTTTCCGCAACAATCGCAGAATGGATATTTTTCTAAATACAGCTTTCTTGTTTCTGAATAAATTTTATTCTGCTTGGCTCGTTTCTTTGAAACTGGCCGAAGTCTTCCGCCCCTTTTTAGTGGGGTTTTTCTTTTAAGCGCGGATCGCTTCATTTGAATAGCAGAATATATCTTGCATCAACTCTTGCCAGCTTTTTATTTTGTGGCGGATGTTCCTATTGGGAATTTCATAAGTATCTGCCTTCATTTGAAAGCTGGTTCCATCAGCCCTAATTCTTGTCGCCCCTCTTTTGTGCAGTATTGCCTTTTCTTTTAGCTCGCTCTTTGGCAACCACCCGCAGATTGTAAGGATGTAGTTGCTTTTATTTAGGCTTAAAAACAAGTAGGCATCGGGGCTAAAACTGGTTTGCGATTCAATAAGATTGTTTACAAAATCAATCTTTGGCTCGACCATTCTGCCCATTGTTTTTACATCAAAATTAAGGCCAAAAATGTTGCAATCGACCCCGCCATCAAACCCAAAATTTTCAGCCATCATTGGCTTGCCCATCAAAAAATTTATGGAGTTTTGGCCTATGATTCCTACCAGTTGTTGTTCCTTGGTTCCATCGGAGCCATCGCCCCGGTTTCCAAGGTTGTACTGAAAGGCATATTCTTTTGATGCCTTAATAACCTCTTCTGGAACTTTTAAGCAAAAGGCCATATTATTCTGTCATTGAAAGCACAACACAAACCACAATAAAGCCTCCAAGAATAACCATAAAACATTCGTTCATTTGAAAGCCCCCTCTGCCTTTTGAATCGCCAAGAATATTTGATTCACCCCATCCTCAACTGCTTGCTTGGCGCACTCCGGGTCGCTTGGGTTTGCTCTTGAGCAGATTGATGATGGCATTGCATCCAATAATGCACGAATCCCGCCAAGGTATTTCGTGAAAGTTTCTTGAACTTCGTCAGTCGAAAGTGTTTGTCGAAGGTGAGCTTGCTCTTCATTGTGATCTATCTCGGCTTGCCGAACAACTTTTTGCGCTCGCTCGTAAGCATGAATGGCGGCTCTTGTAGCAATCGGGTTTGATTCTTTCGCCGCTCGCACCATAAGCCTAAATGCCGCAACCTCCATCCGTTGCGCCCGAAGGAGCCTTCCAAGCGTATTAAGAGCGGACAAGTCCTCATCAGAAATACCTTGAGATTCTGGTTCTTCGGATTCTGGTTTTAGCGGGGGCGGGGTTCTTGCGATGGCTTGTTGGTTTTCCATCCTCCACCTCATCGCATCGGCTTCTGATGTTAATGGCATTCCCCTCGCCACCATCTTTGAGATTTGGCCTTTCGACATTCCCCACTTTCCCACAAGCTCCTTTTGTTGAATCATTTTTCAAGGCGAGCCTTTTTCCCTGTTAGATTTTCCCATCTCTTCACAATCACATCGCAGTAGTTGGGGCTGATTTCCATTCCATAGCATTTGCGGCCTAGTTGCTCGGCGGCGATTAGGGTTGTTCCAGTCCCGCAGAATGGCTCATATATTGTTTTTGCCGAATCGCACAATTCTTGTAATATGAATGTTGGTAGATGTATTGGCATTGTTGCGGCGTGGATTTCTGAAAAATCGTTCTTTCTTTGTGGCGGGGCGCAATAAACACTTTGTATTGTTCCTCTCCAACTTGAAAAAGGTATTGCCCTGCTTTGATTTTCTTGTCCAAAAATTACTATCCATTCATACCTAGACCCCATCACCCCTGCGGCCATTTGGGGGGCAGAATGCCCTTTGTCCCAAGTTAAAATATCGCATAGCCGTTCCGATCTTGTGTTTATCCATTTAATAAGATTTCTCTTATTCCCGGCCAACGGCTGAACATTAACCAACCAGCTAGAGACGGATTTTATTGAGACATTAAACCATTTTTCCATTAACGACAACCACTCTTCTGATGAGTCCTTATGATCATCATACGCATTTTTCTTTTTTGCCATCGACTTATTGCCGCTTAAAGAAATAGATTTGCCAAGAGCATAGGGTGGCGATGTAAAACAAATATCGGCCTTTCCGCCATCCATCAGACTATCAACATCTTTCTCGATGGTTGAATCCCCGCAAAGAAGGCGATGCTCGCCCAAAATATAAAGGTCGCCCGGTTTTGTAATAGCCTCAACTGGAACTTCTGGAACATCATCCTCCTCGACCTCTGGCTTGGTTTGTTCCATTAGGTCGGCAAGTTCGTCCGCCCCGAAGCCTGTAATATCTAGGTCGATTTCCCCTGTATCAATTTCTTCAAGAATGTCTTTAAGGGCTGGCAAATCAAATTCTCCACTCAATTTATTTAGGGCGATGTTGGCCGCTTTTTCTTGCGCCTCATCCAGCCAAACCGCCCAAACTTCCACCTCTTCTTTCTGAAGTGCCGAATAGCACTTTAGGCGTTGATGGCCTCCAACAATGTTCCCTGTCTTGGCGTTCCATGTGATCGGCTGAAGATTGCCAAGCTCGCTCAAACTTTTCGTGAGCCTTCCCAACGCATCGGAAGAAATTTTTCTTGGATTGTATGAAGCGGGCTGAAGCTCGCTGATTTTTTTTGTGATAAGACAGGGGTATTTCATTTTGTTTTGTGATTCTTTTTTATTGACTTCTGTATCTTTGTTTCCTTGAGCATTTTATAAGAAACTCGCACAAAATGATCGCGTTCTCTTCTTC